CCAAAGTATATGGTGTGCTAGTGTATTGAACTCTTACTTTATCAGGATCATCACCAACACCAACTGCTATATTTTTAGTAAGAATATTTAATTTCTGTTGTGGGTTATATTGAAGACCAGTAATCTCGAACCCAATTCTAGGTAATGTGATTGCAACCGACGCAGGATCATTTCCAGGTACCGCAGCAACTCTTGCTAGAAACTTATCTTTAGGTCCGTATGCGAGAGGCACTCGAATGGACTGAGCCACTTCACCTGCAGAGTTTTTACGCTCTACGGTTAGCTGATTGAATATCGTTCCAAAGGCAATAATAGCTTTACGAATGTGCTGGTGATAGAAGTGTTGTTTCAAAAACATTATGTTATCGTCCTTACTTGAACTTCACCGAATGGATTAAACGCGGTAAAATCTAGGAACTCTGCCGCCGCATCTTCAAAATCATTAGTCTGATCCAGAGGATCAACGTTTGATGTGCCACTTTCTTGTAAGATGATGGAGTCGCTGGTATTTGATAGAACATAATCACCAGACTGCATGATAAGTTGCCAATCATAAAGGTCTTGAGTTAGACCATCGGTAATACCATCGATTTCTTCAAGACCAGTATCAATGGTTTCAGAACTAAATTCGAATACCTGACATGACATTTTATATGTATAAATTTTTCCCAACTGGTAGAAAGGATTTAGAAAGTCCACATAGTTGATTTGAAAGAATGTCTTTGTCTTAGGAAAGAACAGTAAATCGCCTTCTGCTGGACGCTCTGGCAACTGCAAATTTTCTGCATTTCTACCAACAGATTCTTCCCAGCGGCGTCTCGCAACAACAAACGTTGCGGTCGATCTAAACTCAAAGCCAAACTTTGTTAGTAACTCACCTTGACCTTCGAAGCCTTCTGTGTTTTCAAGATACATTTCCAATGGATATGCTTGGGTAAAATATGATAGCGCATCTTCATATAGAATTTCGTCTTTGTTTGCTATCGTTCTTGGAAGATAGTAGACATCATGTCCATAAATCTTCATACTTTCGATAACAAGGTCCTCCAACAAACGTTGTTCGTTTGTTGTACCCGATGTATTTCCTGATTGAAAGTAGAAGTTAGTTGGCATGATATTAGCCCACCATAAAATCGACTGGCAGTTCCGAACTTAGCTGCATGTCTCGTTGTATCATTCTAATTTCCTCGACGGCTTCATCATAGACCTGCTGGCCATTCATGACGATACCACCGGGCAATTGCATACCACCAAATTTTTTCATGTTGTCTCCCCACTGCTTTTTAATCAAAGCCGTGGCATACTCTTTTAAGAATCTATCGTCATAGACTTGAGTGAATGTATTTGGGTCAACAATTCGATAGCATTCAACGATGATAAAATCACCTGGTTCAAATACATCTTTCCAATTACAGTGAATTTCTAGCTTATCGGTCTTACGATTGTATGCAAATGATCTATCGCCAACCAGAAGCATATCTAACATTGACAAGTATTGTTTCATCTGAGTGAAATAAATCATGTCCGCAGATAATAGGTTATACATATCATTCATACGGAACTGATAGATAACGTCAAACATATTGTTTGCATTATTCATACCAGAGCTTGGACCATTTACTGGCAACACTCTTATTACGCCGATAACGGCATCAGAAATGGATACATAACCATTCTCAATATCACCTGGTGTATAGAAATTGCTTGTTGCAACTAAAGCGCGACTAAAGCCCGAAGTTTCGCCGGTAAGTGTTTCACCCGCAACAAAAGCGCCGCTAACTTTACTAGCAGTTATTACCACTCCATTGATTGATACAATTCTACATGATGCACCAGATGTGGCGCCTACAAGAGTTTCACCAACTTCAAATGAGGGAGGTGAAAGACCAGAAAATCGTAGAGTTGCACCTGTAATTTGTTGCGGGAGATAAATTCTCTCGACTCCATCAAAATGAAACTCTTGAAAATACTGTAATGCATCATCGATGCGATCTTCTACCTGATCTTCATCGACGTTAATTTCAATTACTGGAAACCCGAGTCTGCGCAAACAGTAATCGATTAAACCTTGTCTTGATGAAATTGCCATATCTTGTCCTCTTTGGACTATTTATAATGCATTATCACTTGACATTAATGGCGTCATCTGGTTTTCTATATTTAACCATTTGTGTAATGGGCAATTCGCACTCGCCATTTTAATTTTTAATGGCATAATACAACCACATTCTCTGCAGGTTTTTAATACAGTAAATGATGGACAGATTTTGCAAATATTATATCTAGTTTCTTGAATTTCACTACTTGCTAAAAATGAAACGCCTGCATTGTTTTCTGGTGTAGAATTCGTTCCGGATATGTCTATCTTGGCATCAATGATTTCTTGTATTTCAATCTCAGACAGTTTTCTAATGACCCATGTTTGATGCCACTCATCGTCTTTAAATTCTGGTGTACCTTCTTCAACAGTTTCGTCTTCATTTAGTAAAGGTTGTGGTGTAGTTACTAATGGGTACACGTTATAATTGGCTAATAGTTCTGGATGCGGCATCTGACTATTTTGATAAATGACCGCATCAGGAACATCAGCGAACAACTGTTCCAACGTATAGTTGACAGGTATATTATTTTCTAATTTTATATGTCTCACTATTAAACTCCTACACTCGTGTTATTATTACTTGACCTGGACCAGAATGTGTAGCACCTGTTGCTATTTGACTGGTTCCTGCATTATAAGATCCGCCGCCGCCCCCGCGACCAGCATACGCCCAACCACCTGAACCGCCGCCAGAATAACCGCCTCCGCCACCGCCCCCGCCCCAACTTCCTGCGCCACCGCCAAAACCACCATCACCACCGTTTAGTACCAATCCGTTTGGACTAGTATATAAAGCAGACCATGTGAAATTGCCCCCGCAATAGTAACTCTGTCCGCCCAACCAACCGTTTCCGCCGCCGCCGCCGCATATTCCTTGGGAGAGACTAGCAGAACCACCAGTACCACCAGCGCCGCCGTTGTTTTGACCTGCGCTGCCACTAGTTCCAGTTTGTCCGCCTGATAGTGCTTGAGTTCCAACACCGCCGCATCCTCCACCACCTGCTGCTACTAGAGGATTGGTAGTTTGACCCGTCACCCAAACGAATGTACCGCCACCGCCGCCACCGCCGCCCCAGCTATAGGTGGACTGGGTCATACCACGTTGACCCACTACAATAGATAATACTTGTCCTTCAGTGAGTTGAAAATTACCTTGTATTCTTGCTCCCAACCCACCGGATGAAGCAGGGTTTCCTGCCGCATCTTGCAGTCCGTCTGCACCTTGAGCCCCATAACAGTTAATACTATATGTGCCCGTTTCAGGCACTGTCCATAGTTGAATACCGCTTGACGTATTAAAGAATGAGGTATTGCTTTTCCATGCATCGACGCCCGTACCAGTTAATCCCGTGCGTGCAGTTGCTAAACTTGGTCCAGCACTTCCAGTCTGACCCCCTGGAGTAAACGTGGCATTAGTAAATGAGTAGAGTGCAGCCAAAAGTGGCGGCCAAAGAGATTGTCTCCGATAATCTCCTGCTTCTGCAAGACTCCAAACACCACTAGCAGAACCTGTTGTTGGTGTGTGTTTTGGTCCTATTCTACCGCCATTACCGCGCATATTTAATTCCTATAATCTAGTAATTGTAACAGAACCATTGGCGGAAGAAAATCCAGAAAGAGACGACACGGACCCAGAAGCGTTTCCACCCGCAGTCACGGAAACTAAGGAGCCCGTCCAAAACGAACCACCGCCTTGCCCTCCTCCATGACCTGGATTACCCGCACCAGGCCAATTCATACCGCCGCCGCCGCCAGTATATCCGCCGCCGCCACCGCCAGAGAGACCGTTACCACCTCCGCCTGCACCACCACCAAAACCGCCACACTCTGAAGTTGTTTGCCCATTTCTTCCGCCACCAAAAATAGAAACTCCTGAACGAGTGCCTTTGTAACCTATATTAGAGTAACTGCCCATGGTTCCGTCTGCTCGTGCGTCTGTGCCGTCTGATAACCACCCTGCACCACCTCCACCTGGACCGTTCCAAGTTCCTTGGGCGCCGTCATTGGAAGAGTAACGTCCGCCCTGACCTAAACCAATATAACCGCCATTACCTCTGCCGCCACCTTCAGTTGGTGTGCTGGTAGAACTGCCGTTGCCGCCAAACCCAAGATCATGACCAGTTCCGCCGCCACCACCCGCACATACTATAAGCGACCCACTACCAACATTACCTGTAAAAACCCAGCTGCCACCGCCTCCATGTCCACCCGAACCGCCGCCACCCGAATGCCCACATTGGCCTACAATTATGTTGTATACTGTGCCCCCAGTTAACGTCACATTTGTGATAACACTAGCTCCGCGGCCCGCAGCTGGTCCAATGCTAGACCCACCATTAGCACCAATACAGTCAATCCTGTATGTGCCTGTCGCCGGACAAGTCCATTGTTGTGTCCCGTTAGACACGGAAAAATGACTGGAAAGAAATGCTGCGCCAGAATATGCAGTTTGACATTGTGCTAAGGTTGGTCCATTGATTCCTGTCGCAGTCGCGTTAGTGAATGTGTGTGCAGTGAAGGCATATAATGATGGTGGCGCCAAAGATGGCCAATTGGATGCACCTTTTTCCGCATGTGCAGATAGGAGATCCCACATTCCAGAAGCAGAACTTGTTGAGACTGTTGGGAGTTTACCTCTTACTCCACCATTAAACCTTCTGCCCATGTTACGAAATCTCTTCGTAACTGCAAACCGCCTCCAGATCTGAGTTTGCATTGGCGGTCAGGCGAAGAGAATCACCTTCTTCAAGATAGATACTTGCGTCTTTAGATAACACAACCAAGGTGGCATCCGCTGGAACAACTACGGTGTTTGCGATGCGGTATGCGGTAGAACTTCTGAAAAGATCCACAGTGACTTCTGCGTTGTTTGTGCCGTCGATATTTGCGACAATAAGAGAATTTATCTTAAAAACTTTTCCGCTACTGCCACTATTGGTGACAATCGCCGTTGCAGAAGTTGTTACAGCAAGAACTGCGGTCTTGCCTACAATTGTGGTCACGTTTACAATATTTGGTGCTGCCATTTTATCCTCCGAATACTATTGCCATAGCAATGGCTTTACCTGTCGTAACACCGGCGGCTGGTTTATTAGATAAATCAGCATACGAACCAGATGTCGCAACAGTTGCCAAACTTGATGTATTTGCTTTGGCAGTCAATTGTGTTTGAATTGCAGATGTTACACCGTCTAGATAACTCAACTCTGTTGAAGAAACATCACCAATGCTTGTTGTTGATGGTAATACAACTGTTCCTGTAAATGTTGGACCAGCAAACATAGTGGCTTTTGATTCGTTTGTAACATTTCCAAGACCCAGTGTAGTTCTAGCTGTAGCGGCATCGGCGTCATCTACTAGAGTTAGACCAAAGGCACTGACCGCAGAAGAATTTAACTTAGTTCCGATACTGGTAGTAATCGTTGTTGAGAAGTTTGCATCGTCATTAAGTGCCGCCGCAAGTTCGTTCAATGTGTTTAATGCTGAAGGTGCAGTATCAATTACGTTTGCAACTGCCGTGGTTGCTGCATTATCAGCATAGGTCTTAGTCGCAATTGTTGAGTCTACGGCAACAGAGCCATTAGTAATAGCAATACCAGTTCCTGCGCTAAAGTGGGCGCGGACATCTGTAGCACTTGGTCCAGTAAAGGTAAATACGCCAGTTGAATTGTTATATGCTAATGAACCGTCGCCGCCAGAGTCGGTAACTGAGACTGCGCCCCTAGCAAGTGCATCCGTATACTGTGTGATTGATGTTGAGATGGCGCCATCGGTAATACCAATTCCAGTTCCTGCGCTAAAGTGGGCGCGAACATTCGCTGCCGATGGTCCTGTATAAGTTATTACACCAGTTGTATTGTTGTATGCTAGTGTACCATCGCCGCCAGAATCTGTTACTGATAATGCGGTTTTTACATCCGCAATAGCCCCAATAGTTTTGACAGAGGCCGAACCCTCTACTTGATCATTTATTTGTTTAGGCGTAAGTGTTACATCTGTAAGTAGTTTACCACCAACATTGTCAAACAAGAAACTTCTAGTTCTGCGCGACATTATTCAGAAACTTCTGTTGTCTTAACAATTGCTGTCCATCTGACGGTTTTACTGGCTGCACCAGTTACAAACACATTAATGGCGTCATTTGTATTATCTGCGCGAACATCAACCACCCATGCAATATCGTCCTGTGCAACAGCAACTTCGTAAACATTACCTACGTTGGCAACAGTGTTGGAAAAGTTATCTGCGCACCCCATTAGGTGCCAAGATGCACTCTCGCCAGTTGCGTCTGTTCTTCTTGCAACAATAGATACTTCATAAAATAAAGTAGTATTGGTCGGCACAGGTATTCTAGTAGAACCCCCTATGAGAATCTCTGCTTCTGTTGCATTCGTGGTTGTACCATACAGCACATACTGTTTGGTATAATAATCCGTTTCGCCTTGCGTCAATTGCCCATCGAATGTAATATTACCCGTGCCAGTAATATTATTAGAATTTAAATCTAAATCTCCGCCAAGTTGAGGAGTAGTGTCATCAACTACATCTGCGATGCCACCACCGGGAGAACCGCCATCGAGGCTGCCCATGTCATAGGTTTCACCTGCGCTAGTTAAGTCTCCGAGATCGACTTCATCTGCAAAAAATACAGGAACTTGTTCACTGACACCGATTTCGATTATGGCGCCATTGGTTCTTTTTGTGTATAACGCTCCGTCGGCCAAATTAACAGCAAGTTCACCTACTGCAATATCACCAGCGCCTGGTATAGCACCTAGTGTTTCACTTCTTTTTAATTGAACTACGGTTGCCATATTAATTCAATAGGGCCCCCGCGGAATCATAAATTGCAACACGAGAGATAGAATACCACTGTGTTACAGATGATGCCATTAATTCGATTGAACCATTTGCTGCGACCTGAATTGCTGCGTTTGCTGATAATGCGTCGATTGTTCCACCAGTTGCTGGATAGATACTAAGAGTATTTGCGCCTTTATTAACAATAATAATTCTACGTCCAGCAGTTGCGGTTGGGAGTTTGACTCCAGTAGATGAAGCAACTGTAGTAACTACGTTATAATCTACAGTTAAAGCAGTAGCACCTGCTTGATCTGAACCGGCGGCAGAAACAGCGTTGTTATTATTTACAACCGCACCATTCAATGCTGGTGTTGTTAATGTTTTGTTAGTTAGGGTGTCTGTAGTATCTTTAAGAACAATTATTCCTGTAGCATCGGGAAGAGAAACACTTCTATCTGCGGTTGGATCTACTGTTGTTAGCGTAGTTTCAAATCCATCAGCAGTGGCACCCTCAAACACAAAGGCATTTTGAATGTTAACTGTTGTCGAATCTACTGTTGTGGTTGTACCAGAAACCGTGAGATTGCCAGTGATAGTTAAGTTATTATTTACTGTGGTAGTTCCTGTGGCAGCACCGATAGAAAGAGTAGTTGCTGCACCAGCAAAGTTTACAGTTGTAGCAGTTGTATTAACAAGCGCAAATGTTGTGCTTGGTGTAGTTAATGATGTTGTGATTGCAGGGCTTGTGCCAAATACAGCAGCACCAGATCCAGTTTCATCTGTTAGTGCAGTAGCAAGTTGAGAAGAAGTGAATGATCCAAGAACAGCAGCGTTACCAACCGATGTAACATGTCCAGTTAGATTGGCATTGGTCGTTACATTACCAGCAGTAAGACCTGATGCTGTACCAGTTACATTGGTCATTACACCAGAGGCAGGAGTTCCAAGTGCTGGTGCAGTTAGCGTTGGACTGGTAAGTGTCTTGTTAGTTAGAGTCTGAGTCGCTGCCAGAGATACAATTTCGAATCCTCCTGCAGCCACACCGTCGTGAACTACTATAGTGTCTTTTGTTGTATTGACGGTAACTTCACCCTCCGCACCAGTAAAGGTCGCGTGCTGGGTAGTAGTTCCTCTTCTAAGTTGTAAAATTGTTGCCATTTGTATCTCCTAGTCCACCGTTTTTAGGTAGTATATGTTCCACCATCAAGAATGGCACCGTCTTTTATGTTTGCTAGAGTGGTTTTCAACAACTCATGTCCACCAGCAGTGGAACCGTCATGCACTCTTATCGAATTGTTTGTTGTATCTACGGTAATTTCAGCTACGGCACCAGTAAAGGTATTGTGTTGAGTGGAAGTACCTCTTCTTAGTTTAACTCTTGCTGCCATTATGCGATGCTCCCGTAATCAACTGCGTTATATGCAGCGACTTCATCAGTGATTAATCCATAATCCAGGTCAGTTATCTGGTTCAAACGAACAACAGCAACACCCGGTGTTGTAGTGGTATCTACATTGAAATCGCTAAATGCGGTGTCGGCAAATGAAATCGTTGCCACTGATGTTGCTGCGCCACCATCATTAACTTCAACACCGCCAAGAGCAACAACTGTTCCGTCGGTCTTTTTAGAGAAGATTTTCTTGTCTACTAAATTAACAGCAAGTTCGCCGATTGCTAGATCGGCACCAACTGGTGCCGCCCCGCCAGTCTCGCTTCTTTTTATTTGAACTACTGTTGCCATAGATTAATCCTATTCATTTTTTGTAAAGTTGGATTCTTCCCAGTTATCTTCAGAAGACTTTTTCGACTTAGGAGAGGCAGTAGCATTCAATGCTTCTTCTAGTTCCTGTATCTTTGCTGTCAATTCAGCAACAGTCTCGTTGGCGATATTCAACTGGGTTTTCAACATAATACTATCAAGTGTTATCGTTTTAAGTTGCTCTGCCAAATTATTAATATACGAATTGATGAACTTAGTTTGATCCATTATGTATCTCCACGAAGTTGGGGTGGGATAATCCCACCCCATTCTTATCTATTTATTAGTATGTTCCACCGTCGATATTACCGAACGAAGGAGCAGCACCTGAACCACCAGATGTCAGAACTTGACCAGCAGTTCCCGCAGCGGTAACACCGAGTGCATCAGTACCATTACCGAACATAACACCGTTAGCAGTAAACGTTGCCGCACCAGTACCACCGTTTGGAACAGTGATTGCTGAAGCAAGCGACGAAATAGTTCCGCCTTCGAGGTTAGCAACAAGAGTAGCAATCGAATACCCAGTTGCGCCTGTGTTAACAGTTGTAGTTGGGGCAACTTGTGAATCTTTGAAGAGTCTCCACTTACCGTCCGAAGCATCGCGGAAGATACCTGAGTAAAGGTCTAGCGAACCGCTGGTATCATACATACCGAACAGACCGATGTCAACTGCGTCAGTTGCGTTATTGTCGTTACCAACGAATACGAGTGGATCGGTAACAGTTAGAGTTGTCGAGTTAACAGTAGTTGTTGTTCCCGAAACTGTAAGGTTACCAGCAACTGTTACGTTAGCACCTGAAAGTGTAAGAGCAGTTGTTCCACCCGATGACTTAATGTCGTTTCCAGTAACTGTTAGATCACCAGCAACAGCAACGTCTGCACCCGAAAGTGTCAGAGCAGTAGCAGAAGATGACTTAATGTCGTTACCAGTTACGGTAAGATCGCCAGCAACAGCAACATCAGCGCCTGCAAGAGTTAGAGCAGTAGCAGAAGATGACTTAATGTCATTACCAGTAACTGTTAGGTCACCAGCAACGGCAACATCTGCACCCGAAAGAGTGATAGAAGTTGTTCCGCCATTTGCCTTAATGTCGTTACCGCCAACTGTTAGGTCGCCAACAAGAACAACGTTTTCTGTAAGAGCAACAGTTACGCCAGCATCTTCTGAACCTGAACCTGAGATAGAAACTTGGTTTGCAGTTCCAGTAACAGTAGCAACATAGTTACCAGTTGTGTCAGTGCCAAGAGCAACTGAGTTAGCAGCAATCGAAGCAACACCAGTTTCGCTGATTGTGATATCGCCCGAAACAGCAGCGTAGATGTAATCGCCGATATCTTCAGCAGTAATCTTCTTGTTTGCAGTTGCCGAAGCATCATAAACAAGGAATTCGTCTGCATCAGCAAGTGATGTCAGAGCAGTAGCACCAGTAATATCAGCAACGATACCAACTGAATTGTCTGTAATAGTTGTTTTGATACCAGCAGTACCAGCAAAAGTCAGAGTTCCACCAGTCGAGAAGGAATCAGTATTAGGAACTCCTTGGTTGTCGCTGATTGTGAATGACGACGAAGCAGGTGCAGAGAATGCGAGTTGACCTGAACCGTTTGTGGTAAGGATCTGCCCGTTTGTACCGTCTGCGGTTGGAAGGATCAGAGTAAGGTCAGCAGCCAGTGTATCTGGTGCCTTTAGAGTTACTTTGTTGGAACCGTTATCTGTTCCTTCAGCAAAGGTTGCTTTACCACCAACTGATGATGTTGCGTCGATAAGACGAGCATCAACCTTGTCTGTGAAATACTTACCACCAACTGCGTGAATTGCGGCAGAACCACCTTCCACTGATTCGATGTAAAGTTTTGCACTTGCGCCGTTGTTGCTGGCGTCTTGTGCGTATGCCATTTCCCCTTCAAGAAGGGCAGATGTTGTCGGAGCAGTTGCGCCCGAATTTCTTTTAATTTGAATAATTGTTGACATTTACCATTTCCTTTTTGGGTTTCAGGCTATTATTAATATGTTCCGCCGTCTATATTATTTAAAATTACTTCCGATGCTGGATCGGCTGCTTCCCACTTCTTAGTTACTGAATTATAAATCAATGTATATCCATCTTGTAATCCTTCAGCATCCACATCCGATAAACTTAGCACGGAGGCAGCGGCTCTTTTGCTTACTATACTTGTATTTATAGTTTTTGAATTTGGAACAGTTACTTTTAACGCCATTATTTTGTTACCTCCGGATTGATTACTACAATTCCTTCGAGAACTCTAACAGTCTCTTCGCTACTAGTAATTTCAATATCATACACATATCTACCTGCTTTAATTTCGGAAGTTTCTTCCGCTGTAAAAGATATAGTTACTTCACCATCTAGGGGCGAAGAAATATCTGCGGTAAAATCTATTGCAGTATTTGTGTAAAATGATTTACGCATTTGAGATGCGGCAGTATAATCTGTAAGGTCTTTGGGGTCGCCAAATTGATCGGCCACGGCTATAGTAAAACTAAAAGTCGTTCCCTGATCGATATAAATATTTTGAATCTGTGACATGAGAACCCTTATAAATCTCTTTGAACTTATTTATAATTTTAGGTGAACTATGAAAACGATATTAATGCTAAAATATGGCACAAAATATTCCAAAAAAGATGTAGATCGTATCATAGAAGCGACAGGTGGTAAGTATAATTATGCCTGTATAACAGACGATACTACCCTTGATCCAAGAGTTAAAATAATTCCATTACCAGAAGATGTCGATGGCACGTTCATTAAAATATGGATGTATGGATTAGAAGACTTAGGTGATGTTCTTTACTTTGACCTTGATATTAGAATACAAAAAAATGTTGATAATTTATGGAATTATCTTGACGAAACCCCTACAATATGCTATACATATTGGAAGGACATAAGTTGGGTTGACCAAAAGGCACGTTCATATAGCGAACAATATCTTAGTAATTATAATTCAAGTGCTGTTCTGTGGCGTTCTGGTAGTCCAAAAGCAAAGGCAATATGGGAACACTTTGAAAAAGATGCCGATTACTATATGATTAAATATTGGGGCGACGATAGATTTTTGTGGCATGAAGACTTTGACTTCAAGTGGTTTCCTAAGGGTGAGTTTTATTCGTTTCTCTATGGTGCAGACTACTATGACCCAGAGAAGCGAGTTGTAGATAGATATCGACCAGAATATACCGTTTGTTTATTAAACGGATTAGACTATTTTCCAGGATATGATAAAAAATATGATGAACTTTCTAACAATTAAATGGGGTGACAAATACTCATCCGATTATGTGAACAATCTATATCACATGGTAAAAAAGAATTACACAGGAGAGTTTAGATTTATTTGTTATACGGATGATGCCTCTGATTTAGAGTGCGAAGTTCACCCTATTCCAGATGATGATTTACTACATCCAAAATACTATTTCGGAAAAGAAGCATTCTGTTTTGATAGAGCCAAGTTTTTAGTTTTTAATTCAGAAGAATGGCTAGATTGTGAGCCAGAAGATAAGTTCTGCTACTTTGATTTGGATATAGTAATTCAAAGTAATATTGATGAGATTGATGCTCTAGCAGAAAAGCCTCGAATAATACATTGTTTGTGGCAACCAGAAAATCAAATAGATGATAGGTTGTTTATCGAGACTAGAGGCACTTTCTTTAACTCTAGTATGATGCTGTGGTCATACGGCCAATGCCAACAAATATATTATGATGTCTATGAAAATAACGAAATAGTTTTCAAAACATTTTTTAAGGGCAGTGACAACTATCATTATTGGCGTCAACGAGAATTCTGGAAAAACATTCCCGATACATGGATATACTCTTGGAACAGAGGTCGATATTATCCAGATGATGTAGTGCGTTTCGAGTTTAGAGACGATGCCAAAATCTGCCTGTTCAATACAGATAATGTTCCCCATCCATCTGCAAAACAACATGTGGAACTAGCAGAATGTAATGATAAAAATATTGTTAGGTTGTGGAAATGAGAGTAAATTACGTTTGTTGTAAGTGGGGCACCAAATATGATGTCGAGTTTGTCAATCGACTTTATCGGATGGCAAAGAAACATACCCCAGATAATTTTGAGTTTCACTTCTATTGCTATACAGACAACAGTGAAGGTTTTGAAACCGAGATTAAAGTAATAGACTTCCCAGACATTCCCGACATACATCCGAAATACTGGTTTGGATCTGAAGATTTTAAATACGGCATGGCACGTTGTTGGGACAGACCAAAGACGTTCATCTTCAATACACACAACTTCGCAGACGATAAACCAACTGGAAGATTTGTCTTTTTCGACCTTGATGTTATCATTCAAAATGATTTGTCGCCAATCATCACTTATGACCTAGAGAACCCTACTAAGTTACGTTCGTGGTGGCAAGACCCTAGACCCATGAAGTCTCGTAACTTTAAGTTGTCACATGGTGCATATACGAACGGCAGTTGCATGGTGTGGTCAGATGACCAGACAGAATGTATTTGGCATGATGTCCTAGAACACCAAGAACGTATTTGGTTTACATTCACGGACGGAACAGACAACTATCATAGTTGGCGATGGGGTGACTTTAGTAACACTCCTTTGTGGAAACATTTCCCAAGCACATTTGCATATTCATATAACAGAGGCAGAGATTGGGCACAGTGCGATTTGCAAGTAGGCATATATAGAAAAGACTGCATATTATGTGTCTTCAATGTGGACTTACTTCCGTTTCAGGACAATAAACGTGGCAAAGTGAAGCAGGAATCCTTAGTTGATCCCGATTTGTTAGAGCATTGGAATGTTTGATGATTAATATTTACACGGTGAAGTGGGGAACAAAATATAGTTCTGATCATGTCAATAAAATACTTGAGCAATGCAAAAAGCACATCACTACTGAGTTTAATTTTTATTGCCTGACTGAACAAACGATTGGGTTACACTCCGACGTTATTGTAATTCCTTTTCCAGAGGGTAACTATTATGAAAAGTGGTGGAACAAATTATACTTGTTTGAGAAACAAGTTGTTACGCAACAAGGAGAGAAACTATTTCTTGATTTAGATATAGTTATTCAGCGCAATATCGATTGCATCGTAGACCATAACCCAGAAGATGGTTTAACATTTGTTCGCACTCACTGGCACAACCTAGAGAAAATGAAAGAAGATACGAAGGATACTCCTCGTATGTATACAGACCTAAATTCAAGCGTGTTAAGATGGAATGATAACTTAGATGTCGATAGAATAACCAAATTCGTCAGAGATTATCCTGACCAAATGTTTTATTATTATCGGGGCCTTGATAATCTTTTCGGTCACCAGAGAGAACGCCTTTTAAATATTGATTTTTTCCCAGATGGTTGGGTTTATAGTTATAACTATGGATACATGTGGCCAATCGATACTAGAGAACATGTTCTAAGACCTGAACCACTTATTTGTTTATTCGATTCAATGGAAAGACCACAAGATGTTAAATTATAATTACTTAAATAACTATCGTTACTGGGGTGAAGGATTAGAAAAGATCAATCACGAACTGCCATGGAAACATGAAGACTTTCGTAAGTCTTTAAATGCGAATACCATGGATGCTGCTATTTGGTTAGTCGAAGAACTATTGAAAGTGAAAGATCTTCCAAAAGAACTTAACATTACAATTCTAAATTCTTGGTTAGGGTTTCCTCTGGTACCATTACTTTGTGAAAATTTAAATGTCAAAAAAATCAATTTGATCGATATTGATAAAGATGCATTAGAATTATCAAAGGTGTTCAATCGTTACTATAGTGATAACGGTGTAGAATTGGACCACATCAATTGGGATGTTCCTTTTGCATATCACGATATTAACGCAATAAATACTGATATAATTGTTTCTATTGGTTGTGAGACTATGTATCCATTGAAAAATTTAACTACT